TCCGGAATAGTGACAGGAATATATCGCAAATTTGCGGGTTTTAATACAAACGCATACCCCCCGTTATCAAAAAACGCATTATTTTCTTCTAAATTAACATCGGCCGTTTGATATTTCATCGCAATCATCTGGGCACCCATTTCACGGCATACAATTCCACTCGGATTTGGAGGATTTACACCTTTATCTGGCATAGTAATTGACATATTCTGCTTATTATATTGCTGCAATTCGTTAATATCCGGAGTATTTCTAACATCATAATAATGCAGAGCACGCATAAATATTGAATTACTTGTCATGTTCACATATTCATAAAAATCGGCATTATCCATAAAACTAGAATTCAATTTATCCACAATAATAACGATTTTTTTATTTAAACTTAATAAAGGAACCGTTCCTAAATTCAATCCATTATTTTCAAAACTAGATTCAGGACCTAAGAAAAACGAATCATATGTTTTAAATAAATTTGCAAGATTTTGATACATTGTCTGATTTGTACTTTTAAATCGTATATGAAAAATGATCGGATCCGATGGATTTGGTGCGGTGCTGGTAGAAAACGCATAAGTAGTAACCGTAGTCATAATATTGGCAAACGAAATATAATTGTATGTTTCTTTCACATAATTATCATTGGTAGTCGAAGTTGCAACTACAGGTTGATTATTTATTGAATATATTTCAAAATCTAATCCTCTAACCCCCTGTTTTAAAATATTGGGTAAAACACACGTATTTACGTAATCATTTTTATATGATCCGCCACTGCAACAATTATATGCCGTTTTGATATAATAATCTCTTAAATTATATTGACAATTTGGATCGGTTGGACTAAGTGATCGAATACTTCCGTCAACAGTAGAATATAAATCATCCAACATACTACATTCTCTAGTGGGTAAATGTTTCATATATAAATAATAAAAAATGAGTAATAAAACAATAAGCAATATCATGAATGTCATTATAACAGTAGACGTAGTATTATCAACATTATTAATCTTATCTATTATTGTGGTAACAGTTTCGGTCATATCAATAATAAAAAATGGGTATCTTATTATACTATATTATTTTTTTATATATCGATATAAATATAATTATTTTATACTTATATCTAAACAACAGAAATAACAAATCCCATAAATAAATGTCGGGTGGATTAATGCAATTAGTATCGACTGGTCAAGAAAATATATTATTAACGGGAAACCCGACAAAAACTTTTTATAAAAGCACCTATGCTAAATATACGAATTTTGCATTACAAAAATTCAGGTTAGATTTTGAAGGCGCCAAAACATTAAGATTATCTGAAGAATCGTATTTCACATTTAAAGTAAAACGATATGCGGATCTGTTAATGGATATTTATTTATCAGTAGAATTGCCTAATATTTGGAGTCCAGTCATGCCACCTTCGCCCGATCCTACCACCAATAATTCGGGAGCATGGATTCCATATGAATTTAAATGGATAGATAATATTGGAGCACAAATGATTTCAAAAATCCAAATTACATGCGGTAATCAAACACTCCAAGAATATTCGGGGGCATATTTATTGGCGGCAGTACAACGCGATTTCACCGGTGAAAAAAAAGCACTATTCGATAAAATGACGGGAAATGTTCCCGAATTAAACGACCCGGCAAATTCCGGTGCACGTGTCAATTCTTATCCCAATGCGTATTATACGAGCGATCCTGCGGGCGCCGAACCGTCGATTCGGGCTAGAACGATATATATTCCGTTGAATACATGGTTCGGTCTGCGTTCGCAAATGGCATTTCCATTAGTAGCACTACAATATAATGAACTTCATATAAATATCACGATGCGTCCAATCCAAGAATTATTCCAAATCCGCGATGTATTCGATAGTGCAAATAATTATCCGTACATTGCACCCAATTTTAATCAATATTATCAACAATTTTATCGATTTCTACAAACACCACCGGATATAAATTTAGGGATCAATTCGTATGTTGATCAACGAACATTGTGGAATTCGGATATTCATTTAGTATGTACCTATTGTTTTTTATCAAATGCCGAATCGCGATTATTTGCACTTCAAGAACAGAAATATTTATTTAGACAAATTAAGGAAACGAAATTTTATAACGTAACCGGATCAAATAAAGTAGAATTGAATTCATTTGGTATGATTGCTAATTATATGTTTTATATGCAGAGAAGTGATGCTAATTTGAGAAACGAATGGTCGAATTATACTAATTGGCCGTATAAATATTTGCCGTATGATATAACTCCTGCTCCAACAGACGGCGCATACCGTGTTACGCGGACAAATCCAGACGGATCGTTGATAGACGTATATATCGGCCCAGGAGTGAATACAGACGGCCTTCTTACGGGGTGGATGCTTACCGGGACATATAATTTTGAAAATCAAAATGGTATATTAGTGAGTATGGGATTATTATTAGATGGGTCTTATAGAGAGAATACGCAACCTGCAGGAGTATATAATTATATTGAAAAATATACACGTACAACGGGTAATGCTCCCGATGGATTATATTGTTATAATTTCTGCGTGAATACGAGTGCACAAGATCTTCAGCCTTCGGGTGCAATTAATATGAGTTTATATACCACTATAGAATTGGAAATAGTTACTATTGTGCCGCCACTCGATCCTTTGGCACAAACCCTATCAATTTGCGATCCACAAACGGGAAATATTATTGGAATTAATAAACCGACATGGCGAATTTATGATTATAATTTCGATTTAGTTGTGTTTGAAGATAGATTGAATGTAGTTACATTTGTTGGCGGAAACGCGGGGTTGATGTATGCAACATAATAAACATCCATATCTATATCTTACAAATATGCGTTTGCGGCCAATGGTCCATCGTCTTTAAATTGACCTGATAAAGTAGTTCTATCGGGATATTTAAGTGAAACATTGGTAGGGTGGTAACGTTGTTTATATAAATCGTTCCCGGCATCAAACACATGTCTCCACGTATTCACGCCTTCATTATATTGAAATGGCGGAACGAGTAGTTTATTATATAATTTTGCACGTGATCCAATATCGGTAGTTAATGTGGAATAAGTGGGATTGGCACTATTCGTTAATTTACCCGCATCATTTTGTCCGGGGACATTGGCAGTATCAGATGGTCGAACAGTTGAAGGAGGACGACATCCTGGACAATCGACATCAGTAATACATTGATCGCCGGTAATTGAACAACGTCCTGGAGGCCCGCACATATTGGTACATGTACTATTTGTATTTATTGGCATATTTACCGTATGATTAGTACTTGGACCACCATTATCTACAATTGATCCAAGTTGTGAAAAAGGTTCAATCATTATATATTTATTTGCATAGTGATTTATCCAATATAATACCCCAAACAATAACAATAATGATATGATAAATAATGCGACGACAGATGACATTATTGTTATATTATGCTAATATAATAATAAATATAATAATAAATATAATAATAATAATAATAATAATAATAATAATAATATTGATAAATTTAGGAACTAAATAAAAACAGAGATGATGTAAAAAATAAAAAAACAAATATCTTATTATGTTATTATAGTAAACAAATTCATAATATAATAATAATAAATGAGCAGTCTTTTATCATCTACTACATCAGTGCCTACTAGTACAGATGCCGCCAAACAAAAATATAATAAAGATAATAATAACCCCACGGCACAAAATAACGCGGCAGTGGGAACATTACCAGGAAGTCCCATTGGATTTATAGTGTCGATACTTGGTCAAATATTTTATATAGTAATTCTTGTTTCAATTGGATCAATTATGTTACACTATTGTCGCGTAGCTCAATCGAACGTATTACCAACAATGATCGGATGTACTCCATATACATATAAAGCGTTAAAAGAGGAACCATTTGCTAGTGATCGGTGCATTGATATGAATATTGTTAAAAATACGGAATTGGAAACTTTATCAACAAAAATATATTTCGGTTTTAATAATAATGAGTTACAAGATAAGTGGCCGTTTAGACCATTATTTAATATGATTTATGGTGAAAGCGCGAATTTCATAACTAGATATATTGCATTAACAATACAAGGATGTTTATTTTTAAATATAACGATGATAAATACATTTTTTAATTTTATAAATTCGTGTTGTTCGGAAACGGTTATTATATTTATAATGCCATTTTTTTTATTTATTAGTATAATACCATTATTTATATTTAATGGCGTATATTTGATGATTATGTATTTATATAATGTAATATTACTTAAAGATACACCCAAAGACTCCCTTCCCTCAGGATTACCTAGTAAGGTAAAACAAGTTTGGAACATTACTCCATTAATGTCTATTTGGGGCGCGCTTACAGTATGGTGTGGTCTTTGGGGATTTTTAATCATATTTATAATATTATTTGGATGGGCGTTTGCCGCTTTAACTGGAGTTATTATTGCTATATACTCAATGATATTGCCGTTATTAATGAAAGCAAATGTAGTTGAAACCCAAGACACCAGGGTTACAACACCAGGAAAATTTTATACTATTGGCAATACATTTTGGGATGTATGGAAATATAAATTGAGTATTATTATGTATGTTATAAGTTTCAATGTTGTATCAGGCGCATTTTCGGCGTATGGAATATATACTGGATTTTGTGTATTTATAGGTTGTATTTTATTATATCATTTTACATCGATATATGAAAGATATATCCCAATTATTAAAGATGCAACCGGCATAACCCCAGCTTTACCTAGTATATCCAAAACAAACCTTATCTCAGATCAGCTTTCAAAACATTGCGTTACCATAGTTGAAGCTATAGGAACAAAATCGGATAATGCAGTACAAGTAGCGCCCGCGACGCCTCCTATACCGTCAGCTCCACCAGCACCAGTTTAATCCGGTGGAAGAAAAACTAAATAAAATAAAATCAATAGTCGAATTATAATATAAATAATACTATATTATAATAATAATGTCGTCAATAAAATCAAAAAAGCATTACCCGTTTGTGAGTATATGCACACCAACATTTAATAGACGACCATTTATATCATCAATGATCCAATGTTTTGAACATCAAACTTATCCCAAAAATAGAATAGAATGGATAATTATAGATGATGGAACAGATAAAATCGGCGATTTAGTATGTCATATTCCACAAGTAAAATATTTCGGGTACAATGAAAAAATGTTTTTAGGCAAAAAACGAAATCTAATGCATGAAAAAACAAAAGGCGATATTATTATCTATATGGACGACGACGATTATTATCCACCAGAAAGAATATCTCATGCAGTAACAACTCTGCAACAAAACCCGCAAGCATTATGTGCGGGATCGAGTGAAATGTATATTTATTTCAAACATATCCATGAAATGTATAAATTCGGTCCATATGGCCCGAATCATGCTACTGCAGCGACATTTGCATTCCGAAAAGAATTGTTGAAGCAAACGAAATATGATGACACGGTTTCATTGGCAGAAGAACGTGAATTTTTAAAGACGTATACAATACCATTTGTGCAACTAGATCCTATGAAAACCATTTTGGTATTTTCGCATATACATAATTCAGTGGATAAGAAAATGTTATTGGGAAAAACAGATGATAAATATGTCGTGGTATCAGATAAAAAAGTCGACGATTTTATAAAAGATGGTAAAGTGAAAGATTTTTTCATGAATACGATTGATGATTTGTTAAATGTATATGAACCAGGAAAACCAGAACATAAACCAGATGTAGCTAAACAAGTGGCAGAAATTACGATAAAACGTGCAGAAATGGAAGAAAATTATAATAAACAGCAACAACAATTACAACAAATGTATCAACAAGCATATCAACATATAATGACAAATCCGGATGGACCGGGAGTTAAATATGAGAAAAAGATTATGGAATTAACTAATGAAAATAATGTATTGAAAGAAAAAATAATATATTTGGAAGGAAAAATAAAATTATTTATTTCGGAAAAAATAGCCCAGAAAAGTATGGAAACAAAATAAAACAATCAACGCCTCAAAAAATATAATATAATATAAAAAATGATTTAAATATAATATGTTAATAGTACATAACACGATAAGAAAAATAGTACAGTAATGACATCTTATTATGCAGAAGATTTATTTCATCCTACCAATACGGCAGAAGATTTGATTTCTGTTGATTCTAAAAAGAAGAGAACTAATCGTGCGCTGGCAAAGAAAATGAGCGGATTTGACCCGAATTATTATCAAATCAATAAGATTATTAATGTAAATGTGGATGGAAATATTAAGCGAAAAAGAAAGACGATTTCTTTTTATGGATCGACGACACATATTCGTAATGCGATTTCTGGAGAATTTTGTGAAGGATACAAGGTTGGATCTAGATATGAAGATTTATATTTTAAGGTTGGATTGTGTGGCGGAGAAAACGGCCAAACTCCGGTACTTTTATTTTATGATTCGCATAAAGAATGGTCGAATCATATGTCCGAGAATATTTCGGACAATGATTTGGAAAAATGGGAAATCAAAAATGAACGAATGCGAAATATTGTTTACTGTGAAAATAATCCATAAATAAATATCAGGCACCGTAGGCTAATTTATTATATATGGTTATGATATAATGACAGATTCAAGTTATAAGAAATGGCAGAT